ACAAAGAAAAAGAAATAAATAAAAATAAATAAAAAACAAGAATTGTCACAATGTGACAGATAAAAGTAACAATGTGACTGATTGTGTAACATTGTTACATAGAGAAGAGAAAGAGAAGAGTAGAGAAGAAAAAGATAAAGATAAAGATAAAGAAATAAATAAAGATAAAGAAATAAATAAAAATAAAGATAAAGAACAAGATACAAAAGATAGAGTAGATACAGAGGATAGAGTAGATAAAACATTAGAAAAAACGATGTAGTTTTCCACTAGCTTTTACGATATATTTGTATTGTGAAAGTTTAGCGGAAAGCTATTTCTTTTTACACTCTTTTTCTAAGGCGGGGAAACCTGACGCCCCGTTTTTACGCTCGGTAGTGTAACGTAACACGCGCGCTCATTTATAAAACCTGTATCATAATGTCAGCTCCTTTAAAAGTTTGTATCTTCTACTGTTATGTATTTCAGCGCGAAACGTCGGTTCAAGCCCGACACGAGTGATAGCCAATTAAATGGCGAAAATTCCAACGAACTGTTATTCATGGTTGGAACTCCTAACATTCTTTTCCCTTCGAGCCCTCCAGCTTGAGGGGTTTTTATTTAAAATGTGTGAGTCGTTCTAAACGGCTCTTTTTTTATGTATTCATTGGGAGGTGGTTCAGTGAGTGAGTAAGTTAACAATAAAACAAGAAATGTTTGTTCAAGGAGTAGTCGCTGGACTATCTCAAAGACAAGCGTACAGGCAAGCGTACAATGCCGAAAAAATGAGCGATGAGACTGTTGACTCAAAAGCGAGCAATCTATTTAAAGACGGTAAGATTCGGGTAAGGTACAGGGAACTATTAAAACAATTCTCAAATATGGCGCTTTGGTCTAGGGAGCAAGCGTTCAATGAATATGAGTGGCTCAAGAACAAAGCTAAAGTTAGTATTGAGAAAGAAGGAGTAAGACAAGCTAATTCTAATGCTTTCCTTGCATCGCTAGAAGGCATGAACAATATGAGTTTCAACGACTTAGAGTTAGCTGATAAGAAACTAAAACTTGAAATTGAAAAACTACAATCACAAATCGGTGGGGATAGCGAACAAGATGACAAACTGATAGATTTCGCTAAGGCTTTAAGAGGTGCATTTGATGACGAATAAGTTCACCCCTAAACAAGAACAAGTCCTTAAACGAGTATTGAATGATGATTTCTTTATTTGTGGACTGCATGGTGCGAAACGTTCAGGTAAGACTGTTCTAAATAACATAGTTTTTATGAATGAGATTGCACGAGTAAGAGAGACAGCAGATAGATTAAACATTGATGAACCGATGTACATCTTAGCTGGAACGTCTTCAACATCGATACAAAACAACATCATTCAAGAACTGTACAACATGTTTGATATTGAACCGAAATACGATAAGCACGGAGCTTTTACTCTTTGCGGAGTTAAGGTGATTCAGGTCTACACTGGTTCAATTTCTGGGTTAAAGCGTGCTCGTGGGTTTACTGCTTATGGAGCTTACGTAAACGAGGCATCTCTTGCAAACGAACAAGTGTTCAAAGAAATCATCTCACGTTGTTCTGGAGAAGGAGCGCGGATTGTTTGGGATAGTAACCCCGACATTCCAACACACTGGCTCAGACGGGATTATATAAACTCTGGTGATGATATGATTATAGACTTTCATTTCAAGCTGGATGATAACACGTTCATGTCTGAAAGATATCGCAATAATATCAAGAATGCTACTCCAGAAGGCGTGTTTTACGATAGAGACATTCTAGGTATGTGGGTAACTGGTGAGGGCGTTGTTTATCGTGATTTCAGTGAAGATATGTTTGTGGATAGCATTCCAAAAAATATCACTAAGATATACGCTGGCGTTGACTGGGGTTATGAACACTACGGCTCTATCGTCGTTATAGGAGAAACTCCAGACGGCGACGTTTATCTGTTAGAAGAACATGCGTATCAGTACAAAGAGATAGACTTTTGGGTTGATGTTGCTAAGAATATCAAAGAACGATACGGCGATATTACTTTCTGGGCAGATAGCGCAAGACCTGAACATGTTGCTAGATTTCAAAGAGAAAGATTAAGAACATTTAACGCCAATAAATCGGTTTTATCTGGTATTGAAGAAGTCGCTAAGCTGATGAAAGCTGGGCGTTTTTTTGTTGTTTCAAACAAGGTCAGCAAGTTCAAGGATGAAATTTACCAGTACATCTGGAATGAAAAGACAGGCGAACCAGTAAAAGAGAATGATGACGTGCTAGACGCGGTTCGGTATGCGATTTACTCACAGCATTCTGGTACTGGAAGTAAAATCAAAATGTTTAAAGGAGGATTTTAAATTTGGCAAAAGTTTTTGTTAACAAAAGAAAAGTCATAACAACAACAAGCGATGTAGTGACCGAAGAAATCGTAACTGAAGCGATTAGGCTTCACATGAGTAAGCTAGTTAAGAATTATGTTGAGAGTGAGGATATGTACCTCTCACAACATGAAGTTTTGAAAATGTCTAAAAAAGAAAGTTGGAAGCCTGATAATCGTTTGGTGTTTAACTACGCTAAGTACATTGTCGATACGTTCACAGGTTATCAAATCGGTGTTCCAGTTAAAATCAAGCATGATGACGAAAACGTGAATCAGTTTGTCGCTGATTTTCGTAAGATTAACGACATGGAAGACTCAGAGTTCGAGCTTGCAAAAATGTCAAGCGTGTTCGGTCATGCGTTCATCTATGTTTATCAAGATGAGTACAAACAGACCAGAGCGACGTATAACAGTCCTGTTAATATGTTTATCGTGCATGATAACAGTATTGAGGAAAGACCATTATTTGCCGTTAGATATACGTTTAATGAGAGCAATCAAACAGGAGTCGGTCAAGTTATAACGAATGATGAAGTGATTGACGCTACATTTACAACGAGTGGAGCAGTAAGATTTGGTGAACGTATTCAGCACATCTACAGTTCTATCCCAGTTGTTGAAGTGATTGAGAATGAAGAAAGACAAAGTATTTTTGAAAGTGTCAAAACTTTGATTAACGCTTTAAATAAGGCAGGAAGTGAGAAAGCGAATGATGTAGATTATTTCGCGGATGCTTACTTGAAAGTACTAGGAGTCGAATTACAAAGTGAAGACGCTAGTCAAATCAGAGAGAACAGGATTTTCAATCTTTGGAAAAATGGAGACGGGCCTTTACCTGATGTTGCTTTCCTTGAGAAACCAAGTTCAGATACGACACAAGAAAATCTTATCAGTTTACTGAAAGAGTCTATTTTCGCAATCTCAATGGTAGCGAATATGTCTGAGTCTGAGTTTGGGAATTCGTCTGGAACGGCTCTAGCTTTCAAATTGCAAGCGATGGACAACCTTGCTCGAATGAAAGATAGAAAATTACAATCCGCATTTAACAGATTGTATAGAATCGTGTTTAGTGTTCCTTTGACTACCGTATACGAGGACGCATGGACCGGATTGACTTATACGTTCACTAGAAATGTACCAAGAAACATTCTGGAAGAAGCTCAGATTGTAGGACAGTTATCTGGTCAAGTGTCAGAGGAAACCAAGTTATCTGTTTTATCTATCATTGATGATCCTCAAAAAGAAATCGAAAGAATGGAAAAAGAAGAAGAAGCTATGGGCGACCTTGAAACACGTCTAGAAAAACAAAAAATCTACTCAGACGCTGAAATGAGCGAAAGCAAGAAGGTCATAGCCGATGTTGAATAACGAATACTGGGAAGGTAGATACCGTGCCGAGGAAAAGGCAAGGGAGCTGGCGGATAAGAGGGTAGCCTTCCAATTACAGGGAGTCTACCAACAACACGCCAACAATATTCAAAAAGAAATCGATAGCTTTTGGCAAAAGTATGCTGATAGCGAAGGAATAACGAAATTACAAGCTAAGCAACGAGCGGATAAACTTGATATGGTGAATGTTGAGTTTAAAGCTAAGCAGTTAGTCGAGCGCGCTGATCGTTTGAGGAAACGTGGTCAGAAAGTAACAAGCAAGGATTTTACAAGAGCGGAAAATGACTTGATGAGATTGTATAACTTGAAGATGAAAACAAGTCGTTTAGAAGTGTTACAAGCGAATATCAAGTTGCATCAATACGATTTAGCTTTAAGTGAGTTTGAAATCATTGATAGACACTTGGTTGAGTCGATTAGACGTGAAAATCTTTTTAGTGCTGGCGTGCTAAATATAACGCTCGGTAGTTATGAAAGCTCGAAAATATCTGCTGACTCTATCGTGTATGCCAATTTCGAAAACGCTTCGTGGTCGTCTAGGGTTTGGGAAAGACAGAATGAATTAAGAGATATTGTTAAGAAAGGCGTTGCGGATACTGTATTAAGAGGTAAAGGAACAAACATTCTTATTAACAGTCTTAAAAAAGAGTTTGATGTTTCCTATGGATACGCTAGACGATTGGCGGTAACGGAATCAGCAAGGGTATACTCAGAGGCGCAGAGTGCCAACTATGAGGCTAACGGTGTTGAATGGTATGAAGTTATGACCGAATTAAAAGCGTGTCCTATTTGCCAACCGTTCAACGGGAAGATATTTAAAGTATCTGAGTTGGTTCCAGCATTGAACGCGCCACCATTTCACCCTAACTGTCGATGTACGACAGTACCGCATTTTGACTCAAAGCGCTCAAGTAGTGATGAAGTAGTAACTAGAAGAATAGATTTAAGTGCTATTTAGTACTCAGAAAAGGAGTAAAAGATGTTTATTTGGGATTTAGTATCAATTGCTTTAGGGTGGTTGGTATTTTCGTTTTTAATGCTAGTTATCATAGCAGTTGTAAAAGCGATGATTAATGTAATCAAAAAATAAGATAACCGTATGGAATCCCGTACGGTTTTTTTATTGTCCAAGCATTGAAGACTTTAAAAGCTATGGAAATTACAGTCGGGGACGACTTTAAAAATAGGAGGTTCGAAATGAACGAAGAAACACAAACAGTCGAAACAGTTGAAGAACAAAAGGTACCTGCAGAACCTGAAAAACAACCGCAAGACGAGAAGAAGTACACGGACGCGGATGTCGATGCTATCATCGATAAGAAATTTGCTAAGTGGAAATCAGAGCAGGAAGCCAAGGAGAACGAAGCAAAAAAACTACGTGAGATGAACGAAAATCAGAAAGCTGAGTATGAGCGTAAGAAACAAGCTGATTACATTGCTGAACTGGAAGCTAAAATCAATCGTAGTGGACTAGAGCGAGAAGCCTCAAAAATGCTTTCTGAAGGCGGTATCGTGGCAGACGATAAAATCCTAGGCATTGTCGTTAAAGATACAGCAGAAAGAACGCAGGAGGCTGTAGAGAGCTTTGTAGCTTTAGTGAATGAACTAGCTGACAAGAAAGTCGGCGAAAAATTAAAAGGTAAAACGCCTAAGAAGATGGAAGATACTACCGCAGGCGAGATTACCAAAGAACAATTCAACAAAATGGGGTATCAAAGTAGAAACGAATTACTACAAAACAACCCTGAACTATATCACAAATTGAAAGGATAAAAATATATGACACAAACTAAAATTGCACAAATGGTAAACCCAGAGGTGCTAGCTGATATGGTTTCAGCTAAGTTACCAAAAATGATTAAATTTACACCTTTAGCTTACGTTGAGCGTGAGTTAGTAGGACAACCTGGAAACACAGTAACAGTAGCTAAATGGGTATATTCTGGAGATGCTAAAGACATCACTGAGGGTGAAGCAATCGTTCCAGACCAATTAACTACTGACAAGTCTACAATGACAATCAAGAAAGCTGGTAAAGGTGTCGAAGTAACAGACGAGGCTTTATTATCTGGTTACGGAGACCCATTAGGTCAAGCAGCACACCAAATCGCTTTAGCTATTGCAAACAAAGTGGACAACGACTTAGCTACAGAGGCTGCAAAAGCTACTCAATATGTCGATGATGCACCTACAACAGGAGATGCACTTGATAAAGCCTTAGCAGTATTCTCAGACGAAGAAGATGCACATTATGTTGCAGTTATCAATCCAGAAGATGCGATCGCATTACGCAGTAACACAGTAAAAGAGTGGTTACGTGGTTCAGAAATCGGTGCAAATACCGTTGTTTCTGGAACTTTTGGTGAAACGCACGGTGTTCAAATCGTACGCTCTAAGAAAGTTACTAAAGGAAAAGGTTTCCTTGTTAAAGTTTCTCCAGTTGAAACAGATACAGACGATGTTGCTAAATACGGTGCATTCGTTATCAACTTAAAACGTGATGTGGCTATCGAAACAGACCGTGACATTTTAAAGAAAACTACTGTTATTACTGGTGACGAACACTACGGTGTTTACTTATACGATCCAACAAAAGTTGTAAAATTCGGAGGTGCTTAATGGGAATGTTGTTACGACGACATTACCCACAAAAGCCTGTTGAACCAGAAGTTGTTAATGAAACGGAAGTTGTTAATGAAACGGAAGTTGTTAATTATAACGACTTAACAGTTAAAGAGTTAAGAGATATCGCAAAAGAGCGCGAAATCGAAGGTTATTCAACATTAAGCAAAGAGGAACTTATCGCAGTATTGGAGGGATAGCATGGAAAATATCACTCAAGCAAAGATATTGCTAGGCATTGAAGATAATCTTCAAGATAAGTTACTGACAACGATAGCCAAGTTGACGACTGCTAACTTTTTAGCATACGCAGGCGTGGATGATGTTCCAGAAAGCCTTGAGTATATTATTACTGAGGTTATTATTAAAAGATTCAATAGGATTGGTGCTGAGGGGATGAAAATTCAATCCCTCGAAGGCACTTCAATGACATTCAATGCTGATGATTTCAGAGAATACGATAGTGTGATTAAGCGAGTTTTTTCAAAAACATTCAATGCGGGGTTTAAGATGTTATGAGATATAACGAAAGAGTGGAGATTATTGCTAAGCAACAAGAAGAATATAATCCCGAAACAGGCGAATATACTTCAAACGAAGAAGAAAAAATTATCGTTCCAGCTCATGTAATGGACTTGGGGATTGATAAGCAAGTCGCAGTATTTGGAGAGTATAAACGTGGTTCAAAAGTGGTTTATTTCCAAAACACGCCTAAAATCTCATTCACTTATCTAAACTATCGAAATGACCGCTATAAATGCAGAGCAGATAAACAGTCTGGAAGAGTATTCTATTTAGAAAAGGATAATTCTATTGGCTGATGTACGTTTTGAATTAAAAGGACTTGAAAAACTACAAAAGAAACTTCAAAAAGTCGCTAAAATGGAAGAAATGGAGCGTATAATTGAGAAACACGGTACGGAAATGCAAAGAAAAGCAATTATCAACGCTTCCAAGTTTAGAGGTCATTATGAAGGTAGAGGCAAAAATAAACATTTCGTCAAACCTACAGGGGCGACAAAACGGTCTATTTCTGTCAATAGTAGTAAGGTCGGTAGGTTCAAATATAAAGTGGCACCAGGCACTAGTTATGCTGCTTACGTTGAATTAGGGACTCGCAAAATGAGTGCGCAACCGTTTATAAAACCAGCTTTTGACGAACAGAAAAAACTATTTAAAGACGATTTGGAAAGGTTGGTTAAATGAAATCAAGAGAGCAAGCAGTTTTTGACAGCGTATTTAAACGTTGCCAGTTTTTAGGGTATAAGACATACGACTACAAGCCAGACGACAATGTGCCTTATCCGTTTGTTGAGTTGGAGGACACGACCTCTATACTCGTACCAAATAAAACGGACGTGAAAGGCACGGTCGAATTGGTATTGTCCGTGTGGAGTACTCGTAAAAAACGAAAACAAGTATCGGATATGTGTTCGAGTATCCTAGCGGAATCGATGAAGATTGTTGAGGCGGACGGCTATTATGTAGCCTTGAATATCTCACAATCTACAATATCGATTTTCGATGATAACACGACAATCGAACCGCTAAAGCGTGGTCGTGTTCGATTAGTATTTACAATTTTATAAGGAAAGAGGTTAAAATATGCCAATTGCAAAAAAAGGGATTGATAGTATCCTATTATTTCGCTTGCTAAGCGAAGCAAGCAAAGCGGACGGTGCTAAACTAGCATTCCAAACTGAACACTCAACAGAAAAGAGCCGTGACGCTAACTCAGTTAAAACTAAAGACGGAGTTTTACAATCAGTCGGTGGTATTGAGGTTTCAATCACTGCTACAACGATCATGGCAGAAGACGATGAGCTTGTTGCAAAATTAGAAACTGCTATGGACAAAGGCGAACTGGTTGAAGTGTGGGAAATTGAAAAGAATGCTAAAAAACAAGGCAACAAATACGAGTCAGTATATTACCAAGGTTACTTAACATCGTTCAAGAAAACTAAAAACGCAGAAGACCTAATCGAGTTAGAACTTGAATTTGCGGTCAATGGTACTGGGGTTAAAGGTTATGCAACTTTAAACACTAGTCAAGCAGAAGTGGTTCAATATGAATTCGCTGATACTACAAAAGGAACAGCTAGCCCAGCTAGTCCTGTAGCTGGTGTACCTGGAATCGGTGGTTAGAAACTAAGAGAGGTTAACGCCTCTCTTTTTTATTGTATTTTTTAGAAAAAGGAGAAAACAACAATGCAATTAACAATTAATGAAAAAACTTACAACGTAAAATTCGGCGTGAAATTCGTTCGTGCGCTCGATAAAGCTTATCCAATCGAACAACAAGGATTGAAATTTGGAATGGCACTATCTGCTAAAATTCCAGAATTATATGCTAAAAATATCGCATCATTAGCGGATATTATCTACTACGGAACAGTTACAGAAAGCCCTCGTCCTTCATTGAATGATGTTGAAACATACGTTGAAGAGTGCGAAGATCTAGAAAAATTATTCGATGATGTAATTCAAGAATTGAGTGAGTCAAACGCAGGAAAGTCTTTGATGTCGGAGATGGACCAAAACCTCAAGAAGAAATAATTGAGAAATCCTCTCTTGAGACGTTTGAAGAAATCATTATAAATTGCGTTCGATTTTTAAACATTACAGACATGAACGAGATTGGGCGTATGACAATGTACGAATACGACTTGTTGATGACTGGAGTGTTATTAAGAAAGCAGGATGAAGACGAACTCTTGCACCGTTCTGCTTGGTTAACTAGACAAGTTGAGGCAACGAAATCGGACGGTAAAACTCCTTTGTATAAGAGATACAGTGATTTTTACAAGAAAAAAGATACTAAACAAAAGTATCAACTCTCAGACAAAGAGAAAGAACTCCTACTGAGAGCGAATACGTAATGAAAGGAGGTATATAATGGCAGAAACTTATTCAGTCGAGGCGGTATTAACCGCTGTCGATAAGGGAATGAGTTCTACTTTGAACGGACTACAAAAAGCAATCAATGGACTTCAAAAGACCTCATCCGCATTTGATAATATTTCAAATAAGAGCAGTTCAATGTTTAAGTCAATGCTTGGGGCGAATCTTGTTAGTTCAGCAATTACATCGGCTTTCGGTAGTGTTAAAAACACTCTAGGCGAAATGGTCGGAGAGTTGAATAGCTCGAAAAAGGCGTGGGACACGTTTGACGGAAACCTCAGTAAGCTAGGTTGGGGGAAAGACCAAATCAACGAGGCAAAAGAGGCGATGCAGGACTATGCAACTAAAACTATCTACTCAGCCTCAGACATGGCTAGTACGTTCTCTCAAATGGCCGCAATCGGTCGTAATGATAGCAACGAACTTGTAAAGGCTATGGGTGGTCTAGCAGCATCCGCTGAGAATCCTAAACAAGCCATGACGTCCTTATCTCAACAAATGGTGCAAGCCTTAGCCAAACCAAAAATAACTTGGCAGGACTTCCGTGTCATGATGGAACAAGCTCCAGCAGGGATGAGCGCAGTCGCTAAAGAAATGGGATTGTCGCTTAATGAATTGATCACCAAGATTCAAGCAGGACAAGTTAAGACAGACGACTTTGCAGAGGCGTTTAAACGTGCAGGGATGACCATGCAAGACATGGCAACAAGCTATAAAACGATTGACCAAGCGTTGGACGGTTTGAAAGAAACACTATCAAACAAACTCAAACCCGCTTTTGATACATTGTCTAAAGCAGGCATCAAGGCACTTGAGGCGATTATGAATCAGCTCGATAAGGTTGATTTTAATAAACTAGCCACAGGGATTGAGAGTTTCTTTAGCAAAATTGATTTCGATGCAGTTATTGAGAAAATAACCTCGTTCGTGGGGTCAGCAGTTGCTAAAATCAAAGAGTTTTGGCAAGGTTTCTCAAATACAAGTGCGATATCTGATTTTAAACAGGCGTTGAGCGAAGTTTGGGAGGCTGTTAAGAAAGTATTTTCATCACTTTCTGGAGGAGATACAACCTCATTTGGCGAGAAGATTGGAAAAGCTCTAAGTATAGCCTCAAAGGGCATTCAAGCATTTGCGAAAATCGTTCAAAGTCTAAGTCCAGAACAGATTAGAGCTATTGCCACAGCTTTTATTGGCTTTAAAGTGGCCCAAAGGTCAACAAAATTATTGGCAAATGCTTTAATCGGTTTGAGCAAAGGAGTAGGCGCAATCAAGGCTGTTTTTGGCGGTTTAGCAAGCTTTGCAAGAGTTGCAAAGATTTTAAGTGGTATCGCTAAAGGTTCTCAAGCTGCTAGCTCGGCATTAACATTCTTGTCTGGAAGTTCAAAACTTGCTAAAGGTGCAATGATCGGATTGAATATCTTTAGTAAGGTAGGCGGTTGGATTGGTTCAGCAGTTTCAGCAATCGTTGCTTTCCTAGGTCCAGTCGGTTTAGTAATTGCCGCGGTATTGGCAGTTGTTGGAGTGTTCGTTGTCCTATGGAATAAATGCGAAGGTTTCAGAAACTTCTTTATTGGATTATGGGACGGCATTGTCAAAGTTGCCTCAGACGCTTGGAAAGGTATTCAAAATGCTTGGAATGGAATGGTAGAGTGGTTCTCTAATCTATGGAATGGAGTTAAGGAAACAGCCTCAAATGTTTGGAATGGTTTCCTAGAGACGGCTAAACCAGTAATAGACGCTATCAAGAATGCGTGGAATAGCATTACTGAGTTCTTTTCTGGACTTTGGAATGGCATTACACAATTCGCCTCGAATGTTTGGAATAGTTTCCTAGAGGGCGCAAAACCAATTGTGGAAGCGTTGATGAATGTCTGGAACGCCTTGACAGAGTTCTTTTCAACTCTCTGGGACGGAATTGTTTCAATAGCTAAGACTGTTTGGGAAGGTATTGTCAATGTAGTTAAAGCGGTTGTTGAAGTGATTAAGAACGTATGGAACGGAATTACAGAGTTCTTCACTAATCTTTGGAACGGCGTCGTGGAGGTTTCTACGAATGTATGGAATGGATTCGTTGAATTCATCACACCAATCATCGAAACAATCAAAGGTTTGTGGAATGGATTCGCAGAATTCATGTCTGGTATTTGGAACGGTATTGTAGAGGTCGCTACAAACGTTTGGAATACACTTACATCTGTTGTTGAAGCGGTTTGGAATGCTATTCAGCAGGTTATAACAAACGCTATCCAAGTTATCCAAAACGTGATTACAACATACATGCAGATTGTTCAAAATGTATGGAATGCAATTTGGAATGTATTTACTACAATCGTTCAGACTGTATGGACTGTTATTTCAACGGTTATTTCAACTGTATTGAACGTGATAGCAGGCATCATCAAAGCAATTACGGCTGTTATTAAAGGCGATTGGAGCGGTGCTTGGGAAGCTATTAAAGGAATAGCCTCTACTGTTTGGGAAGGTATTAAAACAGTTATATCGACTGTCATTAATGCAATTAAGGACGTCATTAGTACTGTTTTGGGAGCTATTAAAGATACTGTAACAACAATCTGGGATGGTATTAAAGAATTTATTAGTGGTGCAATCAATGCGATTAAAGACACAGTCGTAAACGTTGGTAATGCTTTGAAAGATGGATTCTTGGGCGCGATGGACGCACTTAAGGGCGGAGTTTCAAGTGCTATTGAGGCAATCAGTGGTTTCTTTGGCAGATTATGGAATATTGATTTAAGCGGTGCAGGTCGTGCGATTATGGATGGTTTCCTCGGTGGTTTGAAAGCTGCTTGGAGTGCGGTTACTGATTTTATCGGTGGCGTTGCTAACTGGATTGCAACACACAAAGGTCCTATCTCTTATGACCGCAGATTGCTAATTCCAGCAGGTCAAGCAATCATGGGCGGTTTCAATACTGCTTTAATGGGTGGTTTTGAAGATGTCAAAGGCAACGTGTCTGGAATGGCTGGCGGTATCCGTTCAATGTTCGACGATGCAGGATCTAGAGTTTCAGCTATGTCAAATGCTTTACAGGGCGATTTCTCAAATAACGTATCTGGCACATTATCAGCTACTTATGAAGTCAACCAGACGAAAGAGCCTGCTGTTATTAACCTTGCTCTAGGTTCAAATGACTTCAGAGCCTTTGTTTCAGATATTTCTAACATCCAAAGTAAAGAAGAAAGGATAAGATTGAAGGCTTCAAGCCTTTAATGGTGGTTTAAATGTATACTTTTAATGACACAACAAAAGGCACGCCAACATTTAACTCTGGTTTAGAAGTTCAATTTGGCGGTGTAAGCCTCAATCAAGAAATGAATAACGAGGACGGAACGTTTTTTGTGGCGAATACCACAGGACGGGACGTCCTTGATTTTCACCACGAAACAGCGAACATAAAAGGTCGAGACGGTCAATATCTCTATGGTGCGACTTACAAAGAGCGTGAAATTGAGGTACAGGTTAGACTAACTGGATATACTGATTTAGGCATGCGAAAACAGTATGAGCGTTTAAACCGCTTGTTGTTTTCCCGTCAAGCTAAGAAATTAGAATTTGGCGACGATGGAGAGAGATATTACAAAGCTATCTTTTCAAAAGTTAAGAAGCCAGAACTAGAAGATGCGAATGATACAGTTATCAAGTTGCATTTTATTTGTTATGACCCGTTTAAATATACTGAGCCTAAAAGTACAGGAAGTAACAAGGTAACTTATAACGGAGACTTTCCAACAGAGCCTATTTTGTACCTTACAACTAAAGAAGGAACTGAAATCCGTATTCTACACCTTGAAACTCAAAAATATATCAGATTAAAAGCTACTTACGTTCAAGATACAAGTCTGGTAATTAATTGTGAAACTAGAGAAATCACGTTAAACGGCAGAAACGAGTTGATGAATTTTGATGTGGTTAACAGTCGATATTTCAAACTTCAAAAAGGCGTGAATACATTCCAAGTTGAGGGCGCTACATTGAATGATATCCAGTATAAAGAGGTGTTTGCATGATTTATTTATTCAATCAAACAGAGGAACTGATTGATGTAATCGATGAAGCGAGCCTTGCGGATTTTACACATACGATTGAATTGAATCAATTTGATAGAGCGAGCTTTGAAATCCCTGTAGATTACAAGCCTAACATTATCAAAGAAGCCCAGTTTTTTGGTTTCCAATCAAGAGACGGGGCTTTTTGTTTGTTTAGAATTTCTGAAAAGTCCTATGATATTGGATTGTCTATACAAGGTATAGACAGGGCAGAAAGTGACTTACATTCATTCATCATCGAGAATAAGCGTCCTAAGGGAACCGCTGAACAAGTATTGAGTGGAATTTTAGAAGGAACAGGCTACCAATTAGGAAATGTAGACGGCTTGACTCGAACAGGAAAGTTGAGTTTCTACTATATTTCAGTTCGTCAAGCCCTCGTTAAGATAATTGAATCGTACGCTTGCGAGTTCAAGGTTAGATATACCTTTGTAGAAAATAAGATAATCGGACGATACATTGACCTGAACCAACGCTTTGGACATGTTACAGGTCATCAGTTCGAGTATGGCACTAACATTCTGAATGTTACCTATGAGGAATCGTCCGATGACGTTGTAACGGCCTTGATTGGTCGTGGTAAGGGCGAACAAAGCACGGACGAAAACGGTGAAGCTACTGGCGGTTATGGCCGTAGAATCCAGTTTAAAGACGTTGTTTGGTCGGTTGCAAATGGCGACCCCGTTGATAAACCAGCGGGACAGAATTATGTAACAAATGAAACTGCTAGAAATATCTATGGATTACATCAAGATGGCGTTATTAAGCATCGTTTTGGAGTATATACCAACGAGGATATTGAAGAACCAGTTGAGCTGCTAAAAGCGACTTACAAAGAGTTACAACGCTTATCAGTTCCAATCGTAACGTTCAAAGCTAATCTTTTAGATTTAGCCAATGCGATTGAGCAGGATATTTGGATTGGTGACAGCGTCGGAATCGTAAGAGACCAGATAGGAATTGCTTTTGAAGCTAGAATCCATAAATTAGTCATCGATAAATTGGATAATAACCGTTCAATCGCTGAGTTGGGCGATTACCAGACATTACAAGCTAAAGACCGTGCAAGTCGTCAACAAGCTATCAAAGAAGCAGTTGGTGACTTTAGCGAATCACTATTCGAACAATCTATTGCGAATGAAGTCGAAAGACGAAACAAAGAGATTGACGAAAAGGTCCGTATTATACAACTTGAAATTGATAACGTTGTAAAAGAATACCAAAACAAATCTGAAGATTTCAGCGCTAAGATCCATGAAGAAGTGGAGAAAGAGCGTCCTGAGTTCTTGAAGCGTATTCGTGAAGAGTTGATGAGCGGTGCGGACTCTATAGCGGAACTCAGTAAGAAGTTAGAACAGGTCAGTGAGACCGCAAGAATCAACGCTGGTCTTATTGGCGGAGACGGGACAGCTATTTACAACAGAAACCGCCTCAACGGTAGCACGGCTAAAAAAATCGCCTATGGTACTGATTTTGTCGAAGTCGGGCACAATGGAGAAGGCTTTGAGCTAGGTAAACAGTATGTTATCAGCTGGTCAGCAACATGTACGGTTTACGGAAAGACAGACGTGACTGTAATCATAAACAAAACACCGTTTTACGGTGGACACGTTCATTTTGAGCCTGCTAATCCACACTTGCCAAAAATTGACAAAGACTTAATCCATAAAGAGGAGCAAGTCTTATCGGTTTATCACGACGGCTATCGCCTGACCTTCTCAGGGGACTGGTATCAGAACGCAGTTCAGTTTGCGACGATTGATAATCGAACGAATCGTTTTGAGTTTGAGCCTACTTATAGAACTATTGCGGACAGTCAAAATTCAATATATGACGGAAGTTGGAGCGAGACTCCAACATTAATATTTGATGGAGGTAGAACATGACGGAAACAATTCCAATTAGAGTTCAACACAAGCGTATGCCAGCGAGCGATTGGGCAAATAGCCCTCTTGTTCTGCTTGATGGTGAATTAGGTGTTGAGAGTGATACAGGCAAAGTCAAGGTCGGGAATGGTCGTGACCGATTTTCATCACTTCAATACTTAACAGGTCCAAAAGGTGACCGTGGCGAACGTGGAGAACAAGGACCAAAAGGTGCAGACGGAGTAATGCGATTCGAGGAGCTTACAAGTCAACAAAGAGAGAGTTTGAAGGGCGCTCAAGGACCAGTGGGACCAGCAGGGCCTCCAGGGCCACAAGGACCACAAGGTATTCAAGGACAAACTGGACCTAAAGGTGACGCTGGACCTCGTGGAGAGCGAGGACCTATCGGACAAACTGGACCTCAAGGTGTTCAAGGACCACCAGGGCCAGCAGGACCAGCAGGACAAAAAGGGGACAAAGGCGAACCTGGGCAAAATATTATCAATCAGAATGGTGGACAACCACTTAAATATTGGGCTGGAACTAAGTCTCAATATGACGCAATTGCTACTAAAGATGCTAATACCATCTATGATATTTATACGGCATAGGAGGTAATATGGAACGAGAAGCAATTTATGTTGGAAACAAAGAAGTTACTCAGCGATATATCGGTGCAAGGCTTGTTTGGGAAAAAATAAAATTGTTATTTAATGGAAACGTATCAATAAATTATGACAGGGATAATAGTCAAATAATCCTTCATCATGATTTTTCTCAAAACACTATCAAGCTTTTAGAGATAAACGGTCAAAAAATTCCATTTTCTAGCGTCGAAAATAAGCAGGGAAAAACTCATATAACTTTCAATGAATCCGTTGCAAAATTCGAACAAAAAACTGGATTTAACCGATACAGAACTTATTACGGTTCAATTCCTATCAACATTTACGGGAGGTAACAAATGGACATCACTATTCAAAACGTCCGTGCGCCTGCTCTAGAGCATAACGGGCGTTTTTACAAAGTGTTTCAACCACGAACACGCGATGAACTGTTGAAGCTTCATCACATGGGTTGCGCTGGAGATACTGTTATAACTGATATTCAGTTAGAGCAGGGAGATTTCCCTACTAGTTTTGTTGAGCCTGCTGTTACGCAACGCACATTGTCAGGTCTTTTCAAGGATTTACGTTCTATTGAACTTGAGTTAAGAGACCAGAATAGCACACTTTGGAGCAAAATACAGAAAAGCAATCAAGGAGCGTTGGCACAGTTCTTTGATACGAATGTTAAGAGTGCTATTGCTCAAACTGCTAATGAAATCAGACAGGAAGTGCGAGACGCCTCTAACAGTGCTAGGGTTCAAGTGACATCGGAAGGTGTGACCATCGGTTCTACTACATTAACGGGCGAACAGTTAGCCTCTACCATTTCAACAAGCCCTAGAGGAGTTGACATCATCGCCCCTAAAATCAAGGTTAAGTCCGAAATGATTGTGGATGGTGCGATAACCGCAAGCAAGATAGCTGCAGGGTCTGTGACTGCCAACGCATTAGAAGTTGGCTCGGTTACGGCAGATAAAGTTAAATTCGATACTGCATTCATTCAACGGTTAGTATCGCAACAAGCGTTTGTCGATGAGCTGTTTGCAAAACAAGCGACGATTACAAAAATACAAAATGTTGATTTCACAGGAAATCACATTAAGGGCGGTCAAATTACATCGTTGAATGGGGATACTACATTTGACTTGCAAACAGGGCAAATTGATATGAATTCTCCAGGCGTGGGGATAAGAAACCAATTTCCAGGCCGTCCATTACAGTATCTTGCATTCGGTTCTGGTACCATCAACGGTGTATACGGTTCATACACGGCCTTGCTAAGTAATCGAAACGGAATACAACAGATGGACCACACGTCAGCAGGCCTTCAAATCTGGAATGGTCGTTCAGGAAGTAAAATCCAAAGTGCTGTTAATATGTACGGACAAACAATTTCATTTAACCAGAGCGCGCAACCAGGCTTACGAGAAATAACTATCGATACGAGTAAACACACTATTTCAGGTGTTGATGAAATTCTTATTCAAGGTGTCCGATTATCGTATATCTTAAATGATATTTACGACAATTTCAGAAATCTCGGAGCAGTGGCTGGTAATTATAGTCGAGGATATTATCAAAATTGGAAATAAGAGAGGCGAAACATGAACACGCAAGACAAAGTGATTAACGACTTAGCAATTCAATTAGCAAATAAAACGATTGAATGCGCAAACTACAAGGCTTTATATGAAGAAGCACAAGAACAAATCCAACAACTACAATCAGATAAAGAAAAGGAAGAATGATATATGACATTTAACGTTATCAACAAATACTTACAAGAAAACAACCGTACCTTCGTCGCTATTCGTCAAGAAAATCCATACACGGCTTTTGACCGTGTTTTGATTGGCAATCACATGAATGAGTCAGATGAAGATTTAATTAAGGCAGTCATCGGACAAGTGACTACTGAATTCAATCCCGCTGATGGAGTTAAGAAACTACAAGAAGATTTACGTACTCAAGCGGAAGATTACGAGCAAAAACTTTCTGAGAAAGATGCAAAAATTGCGGAAGTAAAAGCCGTTGCAGATTGGGCAGTATTGGCTCGTGTAACGGATGTTGATAATCCGTTAGATCCTACAGTGTTTAAGCGTGGTCTTGAATTGGTAGACCCTGCTAAGACTGGTAAGACTTACCAATCGCAAGAAATTTTCACGCTTGAAGATGTGAATCATGTTGAGAAATTCCAAGAAGGCAAACGCGTTATGATTCAAGTAAACGAACCATTCACATATCAAGGTGAAACGCTTGAACAACTTGCAACGCTTGAGCAAAACGGTAAATTAGGTATTTGGAAATGGACTGAACCAAAAGCAGATAAACCATCAAGCGAATTAGATACTCAGCCTGTTCAATAGACCGCTGTTTTTAGAAATGGGGTGGTTTAATTGGATTTTTTAACCTTACTTGATAAACTCACGCCCGTTTTAATTGTGATAATTCCAAGTTATTTCTCGTTTAAAAGTACGCAAAACACAAAAGAAACTGAAAAACAAATCAATGTTCTTACGGATAAAATCGGTGACCTTGAAAAGTCAGTAGGTGAAGTTACTGAAATTGGGCGAGACAATCGTAATAATCTTTCTCTAATTAGAAAAGGTTTGCAACGATTACAGCGTTTTCGATTACAAGAAAACTTAAAAAAAGCAATTAGGCGCGGGTGGACAACTCAACATGAAATCGAGGAACTTTCAAGGCTTTATGAAAGCTATGTTGAATTGGGCGGAAATGGCGCTATAAAAATATTGTTTGAGAAGTTTCTCAAACTAGAAATTTCGGAGGAAAGATAATGAACAAAATTAACTGGAAAGTACGAGTATTAAATAAAACATTTTGGCTAACGTTAGTGCCAGCTTTAGCACTGTTGCTACAAACGTTTCTAGCTGTATTTAACGTTCGTTTAGAGTTAGGCGAAACAATCGATAAATTATTAGTGTTTATCAATGCTTTGTTTGCTGTTTTAATGATTGTTGGTATTGTCAACGACCCTACAACAGCTGGTCTGACTGACAGCACAAGAGCGCTTGGGTATCACGAACCTAGCGAAGATTAAACTAAAATAGGAAGTCTTAAGGCTTCCTCTTTATTTTGTGTGAAAGGGGGATAATCTTTGAAAAAAATTATTAAACGACAAGCAGGCGTTTGCGCCAACGTCCGAGATAATGTTTACAACATAAAAGAGGAATTCTATTCTCATGATAAGAATAACGCATTCATCGAGTTACAATTGAATGGAGTCAACGCTGAAAAAATCATAGTGTTATTCCATTTTAAAACGACGAATCGCTTCTTGGAAGTCGTCGGAGTGGTTGAAAATAATATCGCAACTGTTCCATTCGATACTAGCTTAATTACAACCGATGAAATCGTGTATGGATATGTTTATGCTGAAAAGCTCGTACAATCGGCAGACATTCTTAAGTTCTCGTTTTGGGTTCGTGTATCTGAAATTGACAAACATAGCGAATTGCCCGTTATTGAGAAAGAAACTAAAAGGATTGTCGCTGTAACGGATATTGTAACGAAAGCAGAACTAGAAGAAGCAATCAAGAATATCCATGTCGAGGGCGCAACTTTTGACGATTCTGAAATCTTACGCCGTTTACAAGCACTTGAAACGAAACCAGAAATTGATACAAGTACTTTTGCTACGAAACAAGAACTAGAAAACAAAGTTGAACGTGCTGAAATCAGCCATATTTCAGCCGATATTGAAGCTTTAAAGGCAAAGACAGATAAAGATACCGTATATGACGATAGCGCCCTTAGAGAGCGTGTAACAGCGTTAGAAAACAAGACAGATAATGATACTGTATATAACGATACAGAAATCAAGCAACGCTTGGAAGTTTTGGAACACAAACCAAGCGTGAATACTAGCGAATTAGTTACCAAGCAAGAATTGGAATCTAAAGGCTACTTAACCGAGCATCAGAGCCTAGAAGAATACGCTAAAAAAACGGAACTACCACAGCCGTATAACGATACAGTATTAAAAATGCGCGTTCAGACGTTGGAAACTCAAGCGGAAACACTCGCGACTAAAGACGAGCTAAAAGCCGTTCAATTAAAATCAGGCGAGCGTGGCGAACGAGGAGAGCCTGGACCACAAGGACCACCAGGACCACAAGGAGAACGAGGGGCGGACGGACTGCAAGGGCCTCAAGGTTTGCAAGGTATTCAAGGTGAAAGAGGTCAAGACGGTCAGACTGGACCAAAAGGCGAACGTGGGGAACAAGGCCCAATCGGTCCTCAAGGTCCTATCGGACCAAAAGGTGAAAACGGTCGTGATGGTGTGGGTATTCCTCAAAAATTAACTTTATCAGGAAACACGCTTATTTTGTCTGACGGGGGCGGTAGTGTTAATTTACCAGCTTCTAGTCAAGATGCACCAACTTCATCTAGCGAACTTACTGGTACTGGCATGCCGAATGGTAAAGTAGAAGGTAAACTAGGTCAAACTTATGTTGACACAGCTAAAACAAATGGTGCACTGAAATGGATTAAACGAACTCCTTCAGGCAACACAGGTTGGGCAGTATTAGACGGTGATACCGGTTGGAAGACGCTAAACGCAGCATCTAAATTAGGTAATTCATTCGTAAAAGCACGAAGAATTAATGACATTGTGCAATTACAATTTGGTGGTTTACAATGGGGTTGGTTCGGTATTGTTCGCCGTGGTGGGCTTGGATTCGTGGCGCATCCGGGAAACCGTGAAAAGAAAGTTTTCATTTTAACGAATGGTCAAATGCCTTATGGCTACAGAACAGCCACTTCATTAATCGGACCGATTTATAACGATGATGGGGTAGCTTATGGAACATGGTATCTCGGGGGCTACGGAGACGCAAACCACTTACGTTTCCAATTCTTAGACCAAATACCAGCAGACAAAGACATCGGCGACATCAGGGTTTCTAATATAAGTTATTTCACAGACGACCCTTGGCCTACAACATAAGGAGGAATATATAAATGGAAATTGATACAAGCAGACTTAGAACGGATTTACCACAAATCGGATATGAACCTTATCGTCAAATCCACGCACACTCAACTGGAAATTCTAGATCCACAGTTTACAACGAAGCAGATTACCACATGCGCAGACCTGTTAATTCGGGATTCTTTTCTCACGTAGTAGGTAACGGTCGTGTATTGCAAACATGGTATACAAATAAGGGTGCATACGATGTTGGGGGCGGTTGGAACTATGAAGGCTATGGACACGTTGAATTGATTGAAAGTCATTCTACAATGGAAGAATTTATGACAGACTATCGATTATATGTAGAATTGCTACGTAATCTTGCTGATGAAGCAGGTATTCCTAAAACGCTTGATTCTGACGATTTAGAAGGAATTAAAACACACTACTACTGCACATACCATCAACCCGATAATGAAAGCGACCACGTTGACCCTTACCCTTATCTTGCTAAATGGGGCATTAGTCGTGAACAATTCAAACATGATATTGAATACGGTTTAGGTGAAATCAAAGAAGGATGGCAAAAAGATAACACAGGATGGTGGTATCAAAATAAAGACGGTAGCTATCCTAAAGACAAATGGCAATACATTAATGGTGTGTGGTATCTATTCGATGGCAGTGGCTATTGCATCTTAAACAAATGGGTTAAACGTGCGAGTGCATGGTATTGGCTTGATAGTAGCGGTGCTATGGCTACTGGATGGAAGAAGATTAATAACGAATGGTATTTCTTCAGATCAGACGGCGAAATGGTAACAGGATGGGTTAAATACGCAGACGAATGGTACTTCCTTGATAGACAAGGTGGTAATATGCTTTCTAAACAATTCGTCAAGAGCGGAAACGGATGGTACTATCTCAATGAAGATGGAACAATGTCTGATAAGCCTGAATTTACTGTTGAACCTGATGGATTGATTACAGCTAAAGAAGTTCATAGATAATATATAAAAAATGAGCCTACCTAATTGGTAGGCTTTATTTTTTTGCGCATTTTTAAAGAATCGAGTTGTTCCGTATTTGTTCCGTGAATTCCGAAAACGTAAGATTTAACAAGAAACGAAAACGTTGATATGATAGTAAAAATCAACGTTATGAAACGCTACGAAACGTTAATTGTAGTCTGTAGGGGGCATTTTTTATGCTTATTTATAGGCTTTTTCAAAGGTTTTGTTCCGTGGATGTTCCGTGGGATAAAATCTTTATTATTTTTTCATTGTCTGAAACTTCTAATTCTTTAATAACATGGGCATACGTCTGCATAGTAACAGTTGGGTTAGCATGTCCTAATCTTTTGCTAACTGAAACGACTTGTACACCTTGCGACAATAAAATACTTGCGTGTGTATGTCTTAAACTATGAAATCTAATTTTTCTCTTGATTTTCGCTTTTCTAAGTGTATTATCGAGAGTTTTTTTGACTCCATTATTTGTGATGTCGTGGAACACTCTTTCCGTATCTTTCGGAAGTTGGAACAATAGTTCCATTACTTCGTCTGGAATGATAATAGTTCGTTTTGCATTTTTGGTTTTTCCGTCCGTGAAATCTCTAGTGTGCAATGAATCGAATCCTTTTTCGATTTTTACAGTATTGGTTTCTTTATCTAAATTATCCCAGGTCAATCCGAGACATTCTCCGAAGCGCATACCGCTTACCATGGCTAAAAGAATAATATATCGAGATTGATATCTAGGATTGATTCCATCTAATAATGCTGCATATAGTCTTTGATACTCTTCAAAGGATAGGAATTTGCTTTCTTCAGTGAACGCTCTTTCATCATTTCCCTTAATCTTGACGAATTCACACGGATTATACATAAGAACCCTAGTCTGGACCGCATGCTTAATAGCGCCACTTGTGTAGGTGTGATATTTAGCTACAGATTCAGTGGATAGCCTTTCAGCTAATTTATTAATATAAGCTTGATAGCTATCGTGAGTGATATCCTTGAGCATTACGTTAAAATTCTTTCTTACATATCGTATGATCATATCTATGCGCTTGGAAACGCCTAAAGAAACAGTGCCATCTTTATACAGTTTCTTCCAATTTTCCATATAATCTGCAAGAAGCATTCTTTCTTTGGCAAAGTCCTTTCCCTGCAGCATTTCATTCTCACGAAGGATGGATGCGTCCTTGGCTTCAGCTTTTGTCTTAAATCCACTCTTAGATACAGCCTTTTGCTTGCCGTTGTCATAGTAATATACTTTGTAGGACCAAGTTTTTCCACGTTTATAAATGCTTGCCATAGTTTACCAACCTTTCTATTTGTGGTAAAATAGGGCATAATAAATAGCCCTATTTTAGGGTAAATTTTGAACTCACCACACTGTATCCGCCAAGATTCGTAGTGTGGTGTTTTTTGTTTTAAAACACTACAGTTCCAACATAATTTAATGTATCATCTTCAGATACTGTAATATCTTTATATTTCTTATTTAATGATACCAATCTAATAGAATTATCTGTAATATATATCTTTTTAAGATAAGCCTCACCATTAACGATTACTGCACCGATTGTTCCATTTCTAAAATCAGTTTCTCGTTTGATAAACACATAATCTCCATTGTTGAACATTGGTTCCATTGAGTCACCGTTGACCTTTAAACAAAAATCAGTACCACTTGGAACCATATCAGCACCAAAGCTAATTGTTTCTACTTGCTCATCATCAAGATACAATCCAGTACCAGCAGAAATACTTCCATAAAACTTAACTTCATACCAGTCTATTTCTTCTTCAATATAATCGTTGATGTTTGTTATCTTATTTTTTTGTTCATTAAGTTGTTCAGTAGCAAAGTTGTATACTTTAGACTGTCTCTTGGATTCTAGTTTGTTGTATACATTCAGTAACTCATTTTGAGTTTTGTTTCTATCTGAAGCTATGGTTTGAATGCCAAGAAGATATTCAGAACTGACCCCAAGAACATCAGAAAATAAATTAATCTTATTGATTGGTAATTGTCTACTTTTATTAAAATATCTTGATATGGATGATTTAGGCAATCCCAATTTTCTAGCGAACTCACTCAAGCTCCATCCTTTTTGATTGCATAAGTCGATAATAATATCAACGATTTCGGAATTAGTTCTCATGATTTTGAAGCTCCTCCTTTTGCTTTATTTATGCGATTATTATAACACTAATGTTCCCAAAAAGAAACATTTTTTATTTTTTTTAATTTTATGTGTTGACAAACGGGAACGATAGTGATATTATTAGGTCACGGTTAAGAAATTAGTCGTACAAAACGCATAAAACGAACACACAAATGCAACATACATTGAAGGAGGTGATGAGAGTTTGAAAAAGATTCTATTTAACCCTAACCGTTTGAAAGCTGAACGAATTGCAAGAAATCTCTCTCAAGAAGAGGTGGCGATTAAGTTAGGCAAAAATCGAACTTGGTTGGCAAAAAGAGAGAATGGGAATGTAGACGTCGGTGCTGATGATTTGGCAGCTATTGCGACAGTATTAAAAGTTGATGACTTGTCAATTTTTTTTACATAAAACGTTCCCGAAAAGCAACGATTTAAGGAGGAAATAATATGAGTGTTGAAACATTATCTGATATCACAAAAATTGTCGTAGAAACAGACGAAAAAGACCCTAAAACCATTGCAGTCATCACGGCAGATGATATTGACAGCGCAGAAGGTTTTAGAGTCAGAATTACCCCTAAATACGATTAGTGTTGAGTTTGAAAACAACACGAAAGGAGGAAGCGGAATGTTAAAAAAACTTCGCCAAGAACGTGGTTTAACTCACGAACAATTGGCGAAAAAATTAGGGATCAGTAAATCGTATTACGTGAAAATCGAAAATGATTTTATGAATCCTAGTTACAAAGTGTTGAAGAAGTTAAAAGATTTCTACGGAGAGGATATTAATTTGAATGAACTTTTTAAATAAAAAAACGCGTCTTATCCGTTATATAAGACACGCTACGGAAATTGTTCTGCTCAAGTTAATAACGGTAACCAACAACACTTCGCCAGTATCGTCCCTGACACTGTAGTTGAAATAGATTTTGATTCTCGATTTTAGAGACTAGCTTTTTCGCCATTTTCTCAACGGCAGCTAATTTATTGTTCTGTTTGGTCGTATAGCTAATACGACCGAAAAAGCTAACTACCCCTATTGAACCCTGCTAGCCAGGTGCGGTAGGCAAAAGGTAAACCTACAAATGAATCCAAATTCTACTGAGACACAGTACCTTTCAAAAATTCTGACAATAATATTTTCATCATCATCATCCTTTCTGCCTACTAGGATTTCAAAAGAGGTAGGCAAGGATATTATAACACTTGTTTCATAAATAAGGAATGTTTTTAAGAAAAAGAAGACGATACGAATGCCAACGCTAAAAAAACGAAAGGAGTTTAAACCATGGAACAATCAACGCTTGATTATTACGAACCGATATTCTTCGAAGTCGTAAAAAGAAACCCAGAAAAATTTGTTGGATTAATAAAACCGTTTATTGACTCAAGAAATAATCAAAGGTGGATAACGACTGAAGAGTTATGTGAAGCGATTGGAACAAGTTCCAGTTCTTGGCACAAAAGCGAGATTAGAAACCATCCTGTGGTGGTTGCAGCAAGAAGAACAGATACACGACCATACAAATATCAAGCGAACATGATTGATGAAATACAGAGAGTATGGGATGGAAGGAGAAAACGATGAGAACGGAACAAAGAAGAAAAACAAGGGTACAATTCATCCCATTCATGAGATGGATGCTAGGATGGTACATTTTAGCTTTTGGAATCATTATCGCAATGATTAGCATTGTGCTCTTAGTAGGAAAGGCGGTTGAACAACACGAATCAAAAGTGAATCTAATTAGAAGTGGGCAATATGTAGAACCTGATTTTCAGGAAACGTGGAATAAAAAAAGCCAGCGCGGGAACGCTGACTAACTAAATATATCTAAGGAGAGTATAACACAATGTACGGCAGTTTTGAAGCATTACACAATAGGTATCTTGAACCGCCCGAGGATAAAGTTTACGGATACGATTGGAATGGGATGGAAATCTATCGTGGAGATCAGTACAGAATTATAGGTGGGGATAAAGTCCTTGAGGACGATGTTGAAGAATATCTAAGAAACCTATATTTAACAGAACCACCAGTGACACGCATTAAAGCGTATGACTGGAAAGGAGAAAAAACAGACGAGGAATGTAATTACTACCTATTAGGTGGAGATTACGTTAACGAGGATGACGTAGACGAATACTTGAAAGAAAACTACTTAGAGTCATCGATTATAACAGCGGGAGAGTGAAACATGTTAAACAAATCAGAGAGCATTGAAAACTTATCAAAAGCAATGTCTGAATTTCAGAAGAATTTAAAACAACCATTAAAAGATGCAAACAACCCATTTTTCAAAAGCAAATATGTACCTTTAGAAAATGTAGTTGAAGCAATCACGGAAGCAGCAGGACCATTAGGAATTTCGTTCATGCAGTATGCAAGTGGCGACGATAACGGAAATATCGAGGTTGGAACAATTATTCTACATCAATCAGGGGAATATATTGAGTTTCCTAGTGTGAGAATGAAACCCGAAAAACAAACACCTCAAGCATACGGTAGTGCAATCACATACGCTAAACGATATGCGTTGAGCGCAGTGTTTGGTATCACATCAGACAAAGACGATGACGGAAACGAGGCAAGCGGTAACGGAAGAAAAAAGAAAGGGCCTCAAATCAGTGCAGAAAAACAATCTAAATGCGATTACATTCAACAACTAGCAGAGTCAACACCCGAACGGTTCGAGAAATTCAAAGAAATGCAATCCAAAGTTCAAGGCGCACCTACTGAAGAATGGAGCGATACATTACTAGATAGAGCAATTAAGATGTTGCAAAGTATCCCCGAACCTTTAACAGGAACGCGTGAAGGGGCGTAATGGATTACGAGGGAAAACTCAAGGCTGTTAATCAGCACGATATACAGATAACGCTAGAAGAAGATTTTAACCTTACAGAAGCTAGAAGAAGGACAGATAAAGGCGAAAATATCCGCTTGAAAGTGACGGTTATTGATAAACGTAGCATCACACCTAAACAACAAAAATTCATACATGCGTTATTTGGAGACGTGAGCGACTACACAGGTTATCCGTTGGAATGGGTCAAGGATATGTTCAAAGCGTATTACAGTGAGCTGTACAACGTGGAAGGGTTAAGCCTAGCGATGAACCACTGTAGCATTACTCAAGCTAATCAACTGATTGAACTGATTATCGAGTTTTGTTTCCAAAATGACATACCGTTCCACTTTAAAGAATACTATCAAGCAGCTGACATGGCCCGTCTAGCGTTTCTGTTTGTTAAATATCGGACGTGCTTTATTTGTGGGAAACAACATAGCGATGTAGATCATGTAGATGCAGTAGGAATGGGAAACAATCGGAACAAGATAGACCACGCAAACAGATTTTACTACTGCCTATGTAGAACGCATCACACGGAACGGCACACGATAGGAGAAATCGCATTTGAAAATAAATATCATATTAAGCCAATCCTACTAAACGAGGAGGCAGTGAAAGAACTGAAAATCGGAAAATAGGGAGAAAGGAGGTACCGAATGAGAAGTTATTTCTCACACGATAGCAACGCAAGAAATTCGGACAAATTAATGAAGGTTCGAATGAAGTTAGGTGCGGAAGGTTATGGAATCTTCTTCATGTTGATTGAACGTTTAAGAGAAGAAGAGGGTTACAAAAGCACAATCGATTACGACACACTAGCTTTTGATTTAAGAGTAGATGCCGAAAAAGTAAAACAAGTTGTTGAGAATTACGACTTATTCAAATTTACAGAAGATGGTAAATATTTCTATTCTGATAGCTTTAATGAGCGAATGGAAATGATGGATGTACGAGCGCAACAACGAAAATCCAAAGCAAAAAAAGCAGCAGAAGCACGGTGGAATAAACAATCTGAAGATACAAGCAATGCTCAAGCATTACCTGAGCAATGCTCAAGCAATGCTCAAGCATTACTAAACCATGCCAATAAAATAAAACTAAATAAAATAAAACTAAATAAAACTAAATTAAATAAAAATAAAGTTGTAGTAGCAGAAACAAACGAAGCTGAAAACCTAGCAGACGAACCAGCAACAACAACAGCTCAAAAACAAATTTCTGATGTTTTAAATTTTTACGAAAATCATTTCGGAATGACTAGCGACTATATTCGTCAATCAATTTTGAAATGGTGTAATGATTTAAACCCTGAACTCGTTAAACGAGCGCTAGAAATATCAGTTGAGGATAATGTTTTAAAATTCAGATACGCAAACGCGATTATGGTTGATTGGGATAAAAAAGGAATTGATACCCTTGAGAAAGCACTAGCGGAGGGTAACGATAGACAAAAACAAAAACAGAATAACTACAACAAGCCTAGCGGTTACGTTGAGATTGTACCCGACTGGGTAAAATAACAGGAGGATAAATGAGCGAGGCAGAAAAAGAAATACAGTTTTACAAGTCTAATCCAAAACAATACGAAAAACTAGTTAAACAAATCGCTAACTTAAAAACCACTGATGAAGGTTACCTTGAAAGAAAGAGAAAACTTATCCAGGGAGCAAAAGAAAGAGAGGGAGCAACTAATAAATAAATGTTCAGAACATCTAAGTACAACGCAAAGAAAGTAGAAATTGACGGTATCAAGTTTGATAGCAAAGCGGAAGGCGATTATTATTTACACTTAAAGCAACAAGTGGCGGAACGTCAAATCTTAGGGTTTGAACGACAAAAAAGAATGTTGCTGCAAGAAGGCTTTAACGTCGAAGGAGTCAAAGGGAAAATCAGACCTATCTTTTATGTAGTTGATTTCATCATTACAGAAAATGACGGCACGCTGACTTACGTTGACGTAAAAGGAATGGAAACAGACGTATTCAAGCTAAAGAAAAAGCTATTTATGAAACGATACAATACCGCGTTACTGAAAGTTAAAAAGACAAAAGGAGGGTGGCAATATGAGTAAACAAATGACACCGATTGAAAGAGTAGTCCTATCGCTTATCCCGATTAGTGACGAACGCAGAGTGAATATAAAAGACATTGTAGCAAAGACAAGACTTTCTACAAGACGAGTGAAGAAAATCATAGATCAGTTAATCAACAATTACGGCATCGTTATTGTAGGAGTAAGAAACGGACGTACTGGATACTTTATTCCAGTAACAGACCAGGCGCGGCAAGATGGAGTATTGCCACTCAAAGCGCAAGCAATCAAGGAATTTAAACGAGTAAACAAGATTCAAAAGGGAAACCTTGACGAATGGAAAAAATATATAGGAGATGTAGAAAATGATTAACAACGTAGTATTAGTAGGACGATTAACAAGGGATGTAGATTTACGCTACACATCGAACGGGACTGCATACGCTAGTTTCACGGTAGCGGTAGAAAGAAATTTTAAGAACCAAAACGGCGAAAAGGAAACAGATTTTATCAACTGCGCAATGTGGCGTAAGGCGGCGGAAAACTTTGCAAACTTTACACACAAAGGCTCACAGGTAGGGATTGAGGGTCGTATTCAAACACGAAACTATGAAAATCAACAAGGACAAAAAGTGTACGTGACAGAGGTGCTAGCAGAAAACTTTAGCTTATTAGAACCGCGCAACGCTACAAGACAATTAGAAGGCAGTAGAGAAGGTTTTGAAGGCGGACATGTAAATACGTTCAACGGAGATGTGTTCGATGTGCAAGATTCGGAATTACCGTTCTGATTACAAAAATGTGTAAATGTGGAATTAAAGAAAAAGAGGTCAGACATTGGTACGAGAAAAGACAGAAATAATTATAGACGGGGTAGGCTATCCGATAATTAAAGAGCTAGAGTTTAATTACGTGATCCAATACGGAAACGACAAACGGTTATTTAACAAGCGTAAAAAACGGTTGGTTGGTTCCGGCTACAATGACAAGAAACAGAAAAGGAACGCGACAGTAAGAACGGCACGGGGCCGGAATGGAAATTATGACCAAGTAGAGCATTTTAAACTTATACCGCGCTTTAACAAGATACGCGAAAAAAACGATAGGTATACATTACATGAGCTTGCTAGAAATATCGGAACAAGCGAGATGACGTTAAGCAATTTCAAAAACGGTAAGCGTGTTAACGAAACGACAATAAAAGTAATTCGGGAGTGGATATTAGAAAATGAGTAACTATTTAATCAAGATTGGAAATTTATATTAAGCGGGTACGCATGACTTTACAACGGAACAAGGCTATTTAGATAGGCAGCACCCGCGCGTGTTAATCAAGCTAAACAAATTCGATTTTAACGCAACACAATTCGCAAGTGAGAAATACGCTAGAGAGGTAGCGGACAAACTAAAATTTAAATGTTCGGTAGTTAGACTAGAGGGAGAGGAACAGAAAAAACCGGACGTCGAATATTTAAAGAGCCCCGCGGTTGTAGCGGACGCATTACAAGCAATTATAGACGAGTTCGGCGAACGTAAAGCCCGCGAGTTGTTAATGGTTTCTAATCATACTTTCGACAAGATTTTAAACGGGAACGCGGACAAAGTATGGTTCAGATTAATTCTAAACACGTTAAAAACTATGATGAATCTAGGACACCGCGAGTTACAAATGTACGCCAATCATAGAAAAGACCTTGAATATAAACTAAAGGGGTAATCGTATGGAAATTATGAGTAAGGTTATATGCCCCTACTGTAAAGAATGGTTAGACATTGAGAGCTTTTTAACCATGGACGACCTAAAAAACGAATGTACTTACAAAGAGTGTTACGTGTGTAATAAACATTTCTCACTTTATTTAAAAACTAATATTCATGCTAGGGCTGTAGATATTGAAACGGAAATAGAAGACCTTACACGTTCGATAGAGCTATTTAGAAAAATGGACGCAAGGCACCCGCTTTTAAAAAACGCACGAACTAATGAGTATTGTAAAAAGGTACTAGAAAAGCTATACAGGCTACAAAAGGAGAATGAAAAGAAATGAATAACGATACAAAACAAAAAGAAATAGAGTTGGAAATCGCGGAACTTGAAAGCGAACTAGCGCACAAGAAAGAACAACTAGAACGATTAAACCGTATTAATACAAACGATCGTTATTTTCTAGACGAGGGTGGGGGTGTTCGCGAACTAATACCACCCGTCAACATTTTAGCGTGGGAAAGAGTAATTAGACAAGGCAATGCATTTAAAACAGTCGAAGACGCGGAAAAAGAAAGCGACAGACGAGCGCTATTACATGAGTTTAACCAATTCAAAAACGAACGTAATAACGGTTGGACACCTAATTGGAAAGATTTTAACATGTCTAAATATTTTGTGGCGGCTGATAGTGATGGATATTTAAAAAGTGTGTCTATGTACGGTACAGATAGTTTTGTACAGTTCGGATATTTTCGTAATTATAAGGACTGTATGGACGCTATCGAGAAATTCGGCGACAGAATTAAAGAGCTATACATTGACTAGGGGGGCGACGGTATGACCTTAACCTTACAAGCGGACAGCGCGGGAACAAGATACGTAAAGATAGACGCAACCAACATTGACCGCATACAAGGCGAAACAGGCGGACGAAAAACAATCATTTGCTATAGAGGTTTAACGTGGAATAAAGAGGGCAAACCGAAATTCGTTGAAACAAATATAACGGTATTCGAGCCAGTGGAAGACGTTATTAAAAAGTTTGAGGAAAGCGGGCAAAAAATGAAAAGTTTTCAATGCTACACGAATGATAAAGACATAGAGAGATATATCAACGGGGGTTACTGATAATGATTAAGTTAACGCTTGATAATAACATTAGTACATTAGAGATATACGACCTATCACTAATTAAAGACGTAGCCGTAAGAGTAGAAAATGGGATAGAACTAGCTCAGATTATTACAGTCAGGTACGATACAGTAAGCGTACTGGCTAGCGCTAAGGCCGTTAAGAAGTTGATAGAATACGCTAGATCGGACGAACACAACCGAGATAAAGTATATCAGATATACAGAACGCCAGCGCGTAAGGGAAACGAGTTACAAATAAACGAGACGCTTACTGTAAGAGATATGGATAGCTACGGATACGGCCATTTAAAGATACTGGACATTATACCCGACCAGAACATGGAAGAAGTCTTTAAGGAAGTCAAGGAGAGAATGGAAAAGGAGTAAAGAACAATGAAATTTATTACACTAACAGACGCAAACCAAGAAACAAGAAAATACACGATAAGCGTTAATAATATCACTTGTATTGAAACGTATGTAAACGACGACGGAAAGTTGTTTACATGGGTATATGGGCACGGATTTGAAGACGGCCAAGTATGTGTAAAAGAAACGGGAGAACAGATTTTAAACGCTCTACAACGACAACAAACGATAGACCAATTGTTAAAAAGTGTTGTGAGGTAGTTATGCACAAATGTATTAAACACACTCGAACACATAAATTTTTAAGAAAACTCTTTAGAATAAAATCGCCGTCGGACAAATGGTTACAAGCGGGGCTAATATTCAATAAAGAGCTTGAAAAAGGATTTAATAAACAACCAAGCAACAAAGGGTTAGAACGATTATCAAAGATACTAAAGGAAATGCAAAGGGGAATACATGGATAAGTCAGAACTAGCATATTTTGAGAAACTATTTAAAGAATATTATTCATACGACAAGAAAATACTACTAAGGAAAGCGGAACTTGCAGTACGAGAGATTGACGAAAATGTGGGAGGCGGTAAGAGCAACATACGAGCGAAAACAGTCGAAAATATGGTAATCAAGCAATTGTCAGACGAACGCCTCGTATTTTTAGAAAACGCGAAAGACGCTATCGAGTATACGTTGGACGTCATCGAAATGATAAACCCGCATTTTAAAACGCTAATCGTTGAAAAATATTTCAAAAATGGCGGTATTGAAACGTGGGAAGACGTCGCAAAGCGTGTAGGTTGGTCGACGAGTCAAGCGTACAATATCAGATATAAAACTTTAGAGATTTTCGCTAACAAGTTAGGACTAGCGAATACGCTTTAAACTTTGAGAGCGAAAAAACAAGAAATGTTACATGAAACAGATAACGAGTTACAAGAAACGTTTCATGAAACAAACGGTAACGCAGAGAAGAGAAGAGAAGAGATAGAGAAGAATAGAAAAGAGAAAGAGGAAGAGAGAGAAAAAGACAAAGAA